ATTCAGCGGTTTGGAAGGAACTACCAGAGCCACAACAAGAAATCTAACTTTGTTTGCGTTTCTTCGAGCGCATCGGCTTACAAACTAACGCACAACGAGATATCAGCCAACATCGAGAAACATCAAAAACTTTCGGAAGCGCGTTGGAACGACAACTTAATTGAATACATTTGTAACCACTAAAATCAAAATTAATGTACAACCCTAAAATCACTTATCATTTTTCAATGGACGACATCAAGCGTCTGAACGAAGAAATCAAAGGCATCGCAGAAAACTTTCACGAAGAAGACACAGGCTGGTTTCAAGAAAAGGAAGGAATGAATTTCGTCGATGCAAACGGAATAACTTTCGAGATAGACATTCTCGGTCGCTTCTTCAGCAGAGATGAACCCGAATACGATCTGCACTACATCCGATTGAAGAAGGACGGAATCACTTTTGAATTTGACTACCGAATCTTTGAAGACAAAATCTAAAATGGGTTACTTTAAGCGCATCAACGAACAGGCGCATCTGCACGAAAGCCAATTGAAACATATTGAGTCCGACCACGAACTGGCAGTAAAGTTCGAACAATATCTAAATTCATTCAACAATAAACAAATAAACAACAACACAATGAGCATTATTGCACAACCAACAAACAACAACGGCGGCGGTCAAACAGTCCCTGCTGGAACACACGTAGCGCGTTGCTACCAAATTATTCACATCGGAACAATCCTCGACACCTATCAAGGCGAAGAAAAGTTAGTGAACAAAGTTCGTCTTGTATTTGAACTACCAATGGAAACAGCCGACTTCGGTAAAGGTGAACAACCATTTTCAATCGGTCGCGACTTCACACTTTCAATGCACGAAAAGAGCGGCTTACGCGCCTTCGTTCAAGGGTGGCTAGGCAAAGCTATGTCTGACGGAGAAGCGAACAAGTTCGACATTGCTACGCTTTTAGGTAAGGAAGGAATGCTTAACGTAATGCACCGCACCGCGAACACAGGAAAGACCTACGCAGACATCAAAGGTGCTTCGCCACTTGTTAAGGGAATGACTTGCCCTCCGTTAGTGAACTCGGCTTTCCTTCTTGACTACGATAGCGAAGACTTTGACTTGCGTTTTAAGATGCTTCCAGAGTGGTTGCAAAACAAAGTAAGTTCGTCGAAAGAATTTAGCGACCGATTAGACCGCGCTGCGGATCAAATGAATAAGGCTAAACAGATGCTTGAAAAGAGCGGCTTGGTTCAATCAGCGGACGAACAATACTACAAATCTTCAGACGGCATCAAGACCGACGACACCGAAGACCTTCCATTCTAAATGAATAAGATGTTATAAAAGGGAGTTATCTAATATATTTCTCCCTTATATGACACTTTAACACTTAAATCTAAAACAATGAAGAAACTTATTTCACTCGAAAGACGCGTTGAAAATCTGCTAAAAAAGTACAAGACGCTTCGCAACAACAACAAAGCACTTTGTGTTCGCGTTTGGGAACAACAGTTCGATGAACGTAAAGACATCACAAGCAACTTCTTTGCGATGTATGAAAGCGGAAAGTACGTCAGCGCGGACAACATCACACGCATAGCGCGACTTGTTAAGCAATACAATCCAGAACTACGCGGAACGAACTACGACGACAACAAGAAGAAAGCGCAACTAATCAAACCACTATTAAAGAAATGAACAAACAATTGTATTCAACTCCCTTCGGTCGCCTTGTCAAGATTAACTTTAAGACGTTAACGAACTTTAAGACAGCCTTACGAATCAGCGATCCAACGGCACGTCTTTACGTCGCACACCCAGAGCGAATGAGAATCAAAGACTTCAACAACATTTGCCTTCACACAGGTCTTTCACGCGAGGACGTATTCTCAACATTTACACCAACCAAATTAATCAACGAAGAAAATGACTAACGAACAAATTAGACAGCAAATGATTGATATGATTCCATTTGCACACATGGAAAGATTCGAAACACTATGGACGATGCTTACTCCGAAATACGAGCGTCTTTCAACCGAACAAATCAAGATTCAACAGGAACTTGAAAACGAACGTGAAGCGTTCTGGAGCGCGTTAGAAGATGTAACGTGCAGCGTCTTGGGTCTTCAATCGCAAACGCTATACACGACAACAAGACGACGCGTCCCAATCCCATTCTCCAAAATGATTTTCTTTCTTATTCGTCCTTGTTACTTCCAGTCTTACGATTCAATCGGGAAGCACTACGGCAAAGACCACGCAACCGTTATGCACGGCATCAAACAGGCGACGTGGCAAATTGAAATGGACAGAACCTACCGCGCAACCGTTGAACGCATTTGTTTTCTTATGAATGAAATGGGTTATGCTAAACCTATCAAGTTTTTCACTAAGTTTGTCGAACACATCGAACACCAACGTGAACTCGAAGTGAAAAGAAGAGCGAAACTAAACCTATAAAATCAAACAACTATGAGCGACTATTGCCGTTACTGCGAAGAAGATGCAATCAAAGAACGCATTGCAGATTTAAAACGATTTAACCCAGAGTACGAAGGTCTTTCCGATTCAGAAGTTCAAGACGAAATTGAAGACGAAATCGGTCTTTGTTACGACTGCACGAAAGAACAAGACGCGGAAGACTACAAAGGCGAAGGTTGGGACTAACTAAAAAATAAAATTATGTTAATACTACAATTAAAAAAGAGAATCGAGATTCTCGAAGCGAAGGTTCAAGAACAGGAACAAAAGATTAACGATATACTTATTCGCTTATCCGTTCCAACAAATACACCAACGCTAATAGCGAAAGAAAAGAAGTCGCCATTCAAAAAACCAACGGTCGTTGAGATATTCGACTACGCGTGTGAGAAATTAAGCAAGGAAGATGCACTTGCATTTACCGAGAAATTTCATGCACATTACGAAGCCAACGGTTGGAAGGTTGGACGTAATCAGATGAAAGACTGGAAGGCTGCGGTCAGAACGTGGGACTTAACTAAATTTGCAACAACTCAAACAAACCAAACTCAAACTAAAATCAAAAATGGAAAATTCGATTCAGACGCTGCGCAACGCATCTACGCAGACGCTCACAACTACACAAAGGATTGATCGTGCGGAACGCGAAAGCGCGTTTGTTGCCGACTACGACCTTCCAACGTTCGTTAAACTATGCTCTAAGGTTTGCGCGATGTATGGCATAGCGTTACCCGAAGCGCAGTTACTTCAAATGCTTCACGAATTTATAGTTAAACACTTTCGTTGGGTTACGTTTGAACACTTCAACCTTGCCTTCGAGATGAACGCGGCTAACGAACTGTCAAAGAAATGCGAACACTTCGGTGCATTAAGCGTTTCATTTATTGGCGACGTGTTGACTTGCTACAAACCACACAGGGACAAAGCGAACCTACAAATTCAAAGAGAAATAGCGGAAGCAATAGAGGAAAAATCACAACAAATAAAGGAGAACGAAATGGCGGTAAACGATGACAGTTGGAGACGTATGCTTCAAGAAGATATTAATAGCTTCAAACAAAGCAAATTTACAACGTTAGAATTACGGGGGGTATCAATGATGCGGTGGTTAGAAGAAAGTAAGCGTATAACGGCTGAAACGTTCACGGACGACGAATACAACCTTTGTAAGGCGAAGGCAAGAAAGACAGTTTTTAACGAACAGCAATTAAGCAAAGGAATGGTTGAGAGAATGAGCGACAGGAAGCGTCAACTCGTTAAGGAATCTATCCAGTTTGAAGGGTTGCGTGAATTATACAAACTTTATTTGTCGAAGCAATGAGCCAATTTATATTTAATGAACACGGAGCGTGTGAAAATCCTATCTTAAAAACATTTAAATGTAGTAAGGGTTATGAAGCGCAGGTTGAAACTGCTATTGTTCAAGATGAATTATGGGGTTATGGAGTTCGATTCAACGGAATGTCCGAAGGTTGGTCGCACACGTTTAACCAATTTCGACCAGACAACGACTTGTATAAAACAAAAGACGAAGCGTTTGAAGGTGGTCTTGAATTACTTATAAAGCAATTGCAACAACGTAACGGAGAACAACGATACAACCGTATTATTCAGATTCTTCAAGACGAACTTTGTCCTGTGGTTGAAAATCAATTAAGTTTATTTTAATGAAAAAATATCAATTCATTCATCCAATAACAGGCGAAGCGCATATTGTTATTTGTGATAAAATAGAAGAATATGGTTCGGTTAACGAGTCGTATTGGTGGTGCTTAATTGGAGATAAAATAATTGCACAAATTCCGCAGTCTTACGCAATGATTAGAATAGATGAAACCTTATAAACCCGAATACCTGCCGCGTCAGATTGAAGCGTTGAGTTACCTTGCAACCGATTGTGAAGTTGAGCAATTGTTATACGGTGGCGCGGCAGGCGGTGGGAAGACGAAGTTCGGTTGTATGTGGCAGATACAACGTCGTTTGAAGTACGCTGGGACACGTTCTCTAATTGGACGAAGCAAGTTAGACACGCTTAAAAAGACGACCTTAAATACGTTCTTTGAGACTGCGAAAGAGTTCGGTCTTGTTGCTGATAAACACTACACATACAACGGCCAGACGAACGTGATTAAGTTTTTCAACGGAAGCGAAATTGTTTTGAAAGACTTATTTGCTTACCCTTCAAATCCAAATTTTGACAGTCTTGGGTCGTTAGAAATCACAGACTACTTCATAGACGAGGTAGCCGAAGTAACAGAAAAGGCGGTCAACATTGTTCACTCACGTTGTCGTTATAAATTGAATGAGTTCAATCTTATTCCCAAAGGTTTTCTTTCTTGCAATCCGTCGAAAGGTTGGTTGTATAACGAGTTCTACATTAAGAACAACCGCAACGAACTACCTTCACACCGCGCTTTTGTTCTTGCTTCTTTTGAATTAGCGGCTGCGTTTTGTAACACTTTAAAGTTGTTTGGAAAATAAGTCATTGCT